CAGACGTGTGCTCTTCCGATCTGGTCGAAACGAGCGCGGAATGCCGCTAGGGTCTGAGGGTGGGGCATAGGCAACCATGATCCGCGTCGACATCCGCGGCCTCGACGCCGTCCAGAAGAACCTGGCCCGCCTGCAGTCAGACCTGCGCGACAAGGCCCTCTCCGCAAGCCTGAACAAGGTGGGGCCCAAGGCTCGCACCGAGATGACCCGGGCCATCACTTCCGAGTTCGCCCTGAAGACTTCCGACGTTCGACCGCGCCTGTCCCTGAGTAAGGCCTCACGCAACCACCTGGTGGTGGTGCTCGACCCCTACGGGTCCAGGCGCCGAGGCCGCTCCCTCAACCTCATCCATTTCGTCGAGCAGCGCGTCTCCCTGGCCGAGATGCGCCGCCGCAGGCAGTCCGGCGACCGCCAGATCCGGTTCAAGATCAAGCGCGGCGGCGGACTCAAGAAGATCCCCGGCGCCTTCATTGGCAACCGAGGCCGCACCGTGTTCCGCCGCACCGGCAAGGACCGCCTGCCCATCCAGGCCGTCTCCACCATCGACGTCCCCCAGATGTTCAATGCGCGCCGCATCGCCGGCCGCGTTCTTGACCGCATCCGCCGCGAGCTGGGCGTCGAAGTCGAGCGCGCCGTCAACCATCTATTGCGATGAACAACTACGACAGCGTCCTGGCCCAGCTACAAGGGGCCGGCCTCATCATCGACGGCGGCCTGGACATCGGCCGCATGAAGCGTTGCAAGGTCGAAGGCGACCGCGAGAAGCGGGGCTGGTACTCCCTGCACGAAGTCACCGGCGCCCAGGGCGGCCGCCTCCTGGTCGGCTCCTTCGGCGTCTGGCGCGGTGCCGACAACAACGCCCAGAAGATCGCCGTCGAGCGCAACGCCCTCAGTGTCGAGCAGGCTGTCGCCCTCAAGAAGCGCATCGCCGAGGATCGCCGTCGCGCCGAGGCCGACCGCCAGCGCGAAGCCGAGCGCGCCGCCGAGGAAGCCGCCCGGGTCTGGCGCTCCTACCTCCCCGGCGACGGCGACTCCGACTACCTCAAGCGCAAGGGCGTCAAAGCCTACGGCCTGCGCTGGTCGCCGAGCGGCAACGGCACGGTGGCCATCCCCCTCTGCGATGCCGCCGGAAAGGTGTGGGGCCTGCAGATCCTGCGCGGCAAGAACCGCGGTGCCAAGCTCGAGAAAGAATACTTCCCGCGCGGCATGCTCAAGAAAGGCCGCTTCCACGTCCTCGGCATCATCCGCGACGTCGCCCTCATCGCCGAAGGTTACGCAACCGCCGCAACCCTGCACGAACTCACCGGCCTGCCGGTGGTGGTGGCCTTCGATGCCGGCAGCCTGCTGCCCGTCGCCGAGGCCATCAAGAAAGCTTATAAGCGCGCGCAAATCCTGCTGTGCGCCGACGACGACTACCTCACCCCCGGCAATCCCGGCGTCGCCGCCGCCGAAACCGCCGCCCTCTGCGTCGGCGGCGCCTGGTGCAAGCCGGTGTTCGCCGCCGACCGGGCCGGCAAGAAGCTCACCGACTTCAACGACCTCGCCGCCCTCGACGGCCCCCAGGCCGTGCGCAGCCAGATCCAGGCCGCCGTCTCCGGCATGGCCGGAGGGGCCGCCTCGCTTCCGGCGCGGGGTGTCCTGCCTGAGGGGGGCGGGGACGACGCCATGCCCGCCCGCATCAGCATCGACGAAGCCGCCATGCGCTACTGGGGCACCTACGGGCTGGGCGGTGACGTCCTGTTCGACGAGGTCGAGCGGCGCCTGGTGCACAAGAAAGACGTCGTCAACCTGCTTCCCCGTCACGGCTGGGACAGCCTCAAGGACCACCCGGACTGGCGCGTGGCGCGCGACACAGAGATCGGATTCGACCCCACCGAAGCCGACCCCGTCATCCGCTGCAACCTATTCGGCGGCTGGCCCACCACGCCCAAGGCCGGCACCTGCCGCAAGCTGCTGGAGCTGCTGGAATACCTATGCGGCAACGAGCGCAACGACCGCGAGGTCTACGCCTGGATACTCAAGTGGCTGGCCTACCCCATCCAGCACCGCGGGGCCAAGATGCACAGCGCCATCGTCGTGCACGGCCCGCAGGGCACCGGCAAGAGCCGGTTCTTCGAGGCCTACGCGCAGATATTCGGCCCTTACGGCCGCGTGCTCGGCCAGGAAGCCCTGGAAGACAAGTTCAACGCCGACTGGGCGGAGAAAAAACTATTCATCCTGGCCGACGAAGTGGTCGCCAGCGGCGAAGCCTTCCACATCAAGAACCGCCTCAAGTCGTTCATCACCGGCGACAGCATTCGCGTCAACCCCAAGAACGTCGCCGCCCACAACGAAAAGAACTCCATGAACCTGGTGTTTCTCAGCAACGAGCGGCGCCCCCTCATCCTGGAAAACGACGACCGCCGCCACTGCATCATCTGGGTGCCGCCCAAGCTGCCGGACCCCTTCTTCGACGAAGTCAACGCCGAGATCGCAGCCGGCGGCGTCGCCGCCCTGCATCAATACCTGCTCGACATCGACCTGGGCGACTTCAAGCCCTGGACGCGGCCGCCCATGACCCGGGCCAAGCAGGACCTCATCGATCTCGGCGCCAGCAGCGAGGAGCGCTTCCTCGCCGACTGGCAGCGCGGCGAACTGGAAAACGCCAGCGGCGAGATACTCCCCTTCGTCCCCTGCACCGGCGCCCAGCTCTACATCGCCTACGAACGATGGTGCGACGGCCACGGCGAACGCCGGCGCGGACGCAAGGACCTCATCAGCCTGGCGGGCAAGCAACCCGGATGGCGAGCCGGCGAAGCGGTCCCCACCTGGACCAGCCTTATCGACAGCACCACCAAGAACCGCAAGATGGTCATCCCCGCCGCCGTCGACCTGGTGCCCGGCCCGGGAGAAACCCGTCCCGCCCACAAACCCGAAGAACTCAACCGGGACCGCCACGCCAGCCAGGCCCAATGGCTCGCCGCCTGTTTTTTCGCCTTCGACGCCGCCCTCGGCGTGCAGCCATGAAAACCACGGCAACCACGCCACCCACCACGGCAGAAACCACGGCACAAACCCGCATGGATACTGGAAACCACGGCAACCACGGCAGCCCCTCGCGTACACCCGCGCGCACACCTGCGCCCACGCACACCCGCGCACGCGCACATGTGTATCCTTGCCGTGGTTACCGTGGTTTAAGTGATATCAAAGACTTACAGCATTCCTGCCGTGGTTTCTGGCGTGGTTTTTCTGCTCCTGCCGTGGTTTTTGCGGAGAAGTCGGCATGAACCGCGTCACCCAGGCCGAATTCGCCCGCCTGCGCGGCGTCAACAAATCCACCGTTACCCGCTGGATACAGTCCGGCCGCATGGCGCCTGAACCCTCCGGCCTCATCGACCCCGAGCGCGCCGCCGCCCAGCTCGACGCCACCGAAAGCCCCCTTCCGCACCACCAGGCGCGTAAGGCACAATTTGACGAAGCCCGCCAAGGGGTCAGCCACACCCCGCCGGAAAAAATCGCCCAGGCGGCCCCGCAACCCGGCGCAACGGCCCCGGCAACCGAAGGTATGCCCGCACTGGAAAAGCTTGGCGCCGCCCTCAAGCTCGAAACCTGGAAGCTGCAGAAAGCCAAGGCCGAACGCGAAAACATGGAACTCGACAAGCTCGCCGGCGCCCTGGTCGAGCGCGCCGAGGTCGACTACGTCCTCGCCGACTTCGGCAACACCCTGCGCGGCCTGCTGGACGGCCTGCCCACCCGCCTGCACATGCTGCACCAGGGCGACGGCCACAAGATCAGCGAGATCGAAGGCGTCGCCAACGACCTGCTGCACGAGATGGCGGACCACATGAAACGCAAGATGGAGAACGCATGACACCCGCCATGCCCAGCCAGATCGAACACCTGCCCGTCGAAGGCCTCATCCCCTACGCCCGCAACGCGCGCACCCACTCTCCGGAGCAGGTCGCGCAGATCGCCGCCAGCATCCGCGAGTTCGGCTTCACAAACCCGGTGCTGATCGACGCAGAAGGCGGCCTCATCGCCGGACACGGACGCGTCATGGCCGCGCGCCAGCTCGGCCTGGCCAGCGTGCCGTGCATCCGCCTCGGTTACCTCAGCGAGGCGAAAAAGCGCGCCTACGTCATCGCCGACAACAAGCTCGCGCTCAATGCCGGCTGGGACGAAGCCATGCTGGCGCTAGAAATTCAGGACCTGAAGGCCATGGACTACGACCTCGCGCTCACCGGCTTCGACCTGGGCGAAATCGACGAGCTGCTGGCCGGCCTCGACGCCACGCCGGAAGGCCAGACTGACGCCGACGCCGTGCCGGAGATGAAGGCCGAGGCGATCAGCAAGACCGGCGACGTCTGGCTGCTCGGCAAGCATCGGCTGATGTGCGGGGACAGCACGTCAGCGGACGACGTGACAAAGCTGCTGGTGGGTGGTATGCCGCATCTTATGGTCACTGACCCGCCGTATGGCGTTGAATACGACCCGACTCGAACCAGCGACAACCCGCTCAAGGCAGGCAAGGTTCTAAACGACGACCGCGTTGATTGGCGCGAAGCGTGGGCGCTGTTTCCTGGCGAAGTGGCATACGTCTGGCACGCATCGATCTTCACGCATGTGGTGCTCGAATCGCTGGAGGCATGCGGATTCGAGCACCGTGCAATGATCGTGTGGGCAAAAGATCGATTCACGCTCGGTCGCGGTCACTATCACTGGCAGCACGAACCGGCGTGGTACGTCGTAAAGAAAGGCGCAACAGGCCATTGGGCTGGCGACCGAAAACAGGCAACGCTCTGGAATATTCCGGCGCGCGAAGATAGCGGCCACGGTCACGGCACTCAAAAGCCAATAGAGTGCATGCGCCGTCCAATAGAAAACAACAGCAAGCCAGGCGACGAGATTTACGAGCCATTCTCCGGCTCCGGCACCACCCTCATCGCCGCCGAGCAAACCGGCCGCCGCTGCTACGCCATGGAACTGTCGCCGCAATACGTCGACGTGGCCGTCCGCCGCTGGCAGCAATACACCGGCAAGCAGGCCCTGCACGCCGAAACCGGCGCGCCGTTCCCAGGTTGAGCATGACCCCCGCCCGCCGCTCCCGACACCCCATCCCCCACGCCCGCCGGCACTTCTACGACGTGCTGTCCCGGGCGGTGCGGCCGCGGCCGGTCACCACCGTCGCCGCCTGGGCCGACCGCTACCGCATCCTCACCAGCAAGGGCAGCGGCGAGCCGGGGAAGTGGCGCACCGACCGCACGCCCTACCTGCGCGCCATCCTCGACGACCTCTCCGCCACCTCGCCGGCGCAGCGCATCGTCCTCATGTTCGCGGCGCAGCTCGGCAAGACCGAGGTCGGCCTCAACTGGATCGGCTACGTCATGGAACACGCCCCGGCGCCCATGCTGGTGGTGCTGCCCACCCTGGAAGTGCGCAAGCGCTGGGTGCGCCAGCGCCTCGACCCGCTGCTGGCGGAAACCCCGGCCATCCGCGCCATTTTCGACGGCCGCGCCAAGCGCGACGCCGGCAACGCCGAGGACCTCAAGGACTTCCCCGGCGGCATGCTGGTCATCGGCGGCGCCAACTCCCCCGCCTCGCTCGCCTCCATGCCCATCCGCTACGTGCTCTGCGACGAGGTCGACCGCTTCCCCTGGGAAGTCGGCCAGGAAGGCGACCCCCTGGGCCTCATCGACGAGCGCACCAAGACCTTCCCGCGCCGCAAGGTGCTGCTGGTGTCCACCCCCACGGTCAAGGGCGCCAGCCGCATCGAGATGGAATACGAGCGCACCGACATGCGTCAGTATCACGTGCCCTGCCCGCATTGCGGCGAGTTCCAGGTGCTGCGCTGGCGCCACGACGACGGCCGCTACGGCCTCGTCCACAACGACGCCACCGGCGCCGTCTACTACGCCTGCCGCGAGTGCGGCGAGCGCATCGACGAACACCACAAGCCCGACATGCTCGCCCGCGGCCGCTGGATACCGCGCCACCCGGAACGCCCGGTGCGCGGCTACCACCTATCCGGCCTGTACTCCCCCATCGGCCTCGGCTTCACCTGGACCGAATTGTGGGCCAAGTGGCAGGACGCCCACGGCGACACCGCCAACCTCAAGCGCTTCATCAACACCACCCTGGGCGAATCCTGGGAGGAGCAGGGCGACAGCATCGAAAACCTCGCCCTCATCGCCCGCCTCGAGGACTACCCCGAGAAGCTGCCTGCCGCCCTGCGCACCGCCGGCGTAGACGTGCAGAAAGACCGCCTGGAAGCCTCCGTCGTCGCCTGGGGCCCGGGCGAGGAAGGCTGGCTGATCGACCACCTCATCCTGCCCGGCGACACCGCCCGGCCGGAAGTGTGGGAAAGCCTGCACGACGCCCTCACCGACGCCGGCGTCGACTTCGCCGCCATCGATTCCGGCTACAACACCAGCATGGTCTACGCCTTCACCCAGGCCCGGCGCTGGAGCGTGGCGGTAAAAGGCATTACCGGCATGGGCCGCCCGCTGATAGAGGACGAGAAGAAGCGCCGCCAGCGCCTGCGCAACCGGCGCAAGAAAGCCGCCCACGTCGAACCGCTCGGCGTCGACCAGGGCAAGGCACTGGTCTATGCCCGCCTCAAGCTTACCCAGCCAGGCGCCGGCTACATCCACTTTCCGCGCGACGCCGCCTTCGACGACGAATACTTCGCGCAGCTTGCCGCGGAAAAACTGGTCACCAAGGTCAAGGGCACCCGCCCATTCCAGGAATGGGTGCAGACACGCCCGCGCAACGAGGCCCTGGACTGCCTGGTCTACGCCCTGGCCGCCTTGCGCCTGAGCGGCAAGGTTCCAGAGAGCCCGCCCGCTGTTTCCACGTCGCCATCACAACCAGCCCCATCCGGCGTGCGTCGCCTGGGGCGCATCGGCCAGTCAAGATTCTAGGAGCCAGCATGCGCGAATTCGACTTCAGCAAAACCCGCGTCCTGGTGGCCGGCGACGTCATGCTCGATGTGGCCATGCACGGCACGGCCACGCGCTTGTCACCGGAGGCGCCGGTGCCGGTGCTCAATGGCCTGTTCCGCCGCGAAGACCTGGGCGGCGCCGGCAATGCCGCCGCCAACTGCGCCGGCCTCGGCGCGTCTGTCACCCTGCTCGGGATCTGGGGCGGGTCTGGAATAGAAGAACACGCCGCCCGCCACGGCATTTCCGTCGAGCGGGTTCACGCGCCGTCCACCCTGGTCAAGACGCGCTACTTCGCCGACGGCCAGCAGTTGCTGCGTGTCGATGACGATGCGGATTTTTCCACGCACTCGGCCAGCCTGTCGCTGCGCCTATCCAAGATCGTGCATGCCCATGACGTGCTGCTGCTGTCCGACTACGCGAAGGGCAGCCTGCACACCATCGTCTGGATGATCGAGGCCGCGCGCCGCGCCGGCGTTCCCGTAGTGGTCGACCCCAAGGGCCGCGACTTCACGCGCTACGCCGGCGCCACACTGCTGAAGCCGAACCGCGCGGAATTCGAGTCCGCCGCCGGGCCTGTGCGCGACCGCGCACACTTCGAGAAGCTGGGCATGGATTTGCGTTCCGGACTGGACCTGGACGCGCTTCTGGTCACCGAAGGCGGCGACGGAATGACCCTGTTCGCGCGGCGCTCCGCGCCGCTGCGCATCCCGGCTCGCCCGGCGCCGGTGCACGACGTCACCGGCGCCGGCGACACCGTCGCCGCCGTCATGGCCTGCGCCATCGCTGCCGGAATAGACTACGCGGAAGCAGCCAGGCTGGCGTCCAGGGCCGCCGCCGTTGCCGTGTCGCGCCCAGGAACGGTGCCGATCACGCAACATGACCTGCGCGGCGAAGCCGCATCGGGCAGGATCGTCGATGCAAGCCAGGCGGAAACGCTTGTCATGTCCGCCCGCCAATCAGGGTGCAGCATCGTGGTGGCCAACGGCTGCTTCGACGTACTGCACGCCGGGCATGTCGCCATGCTGCGCCATGCCAGGCGCCAGGGAGACCGCCTCCTGGTCGCCGTCAACGACGATGCCAGCGTCGCGCGCATCAAGGGTCGCGGCAGGCCGGTCAACCCCTTGGCACTGCGCATGGAAGTTATCGCCGCGCTCGACGGCGTCGACTGGGTCGTGCCGTTTTCAGGAGACACGCCGAAAGCGTTGCTGGCAGCCCTGCGCCCGGACGTGCTGATAAAGGGCGCCGACTGGCAGGGCCGAGACGTGGCCGGAGCCGAGCATTGCGGCCGCGTCGAATTCGCGCCGCTGCGCGCCGGTCTGTCAACCACCGCCACCGTGGAGGCCCTGCGCCGTGCTGCGTGATCACCTGGACGCCCACCTGGAAGACTTCGACGGGTTGCGCGCCGTGGAACCCGCTGTGGATGAAATCGCCGCGCGACTGGTCAGCGCCCTGGCGCAAGGCGGCAAGATCCTGGTGTGTGGAAATGGTGGCAGTGCCGCCGACGCCCAGCACTTCGCCGCCGAGCTGACCGGACGGTTCAGGCGCGAGCGCCAACCCTTCGCCGCCGTGGCGCTTGGCGCCGAGGTTGCCGCACTCACCGCCATCGCCAACGACTACGGATACGAGCAGGTTTTCGCCCGCCAGGTCGATGCCATGGCGCGCCCCAATGACGTGCTGCTGGCCATCAGCACCAGCGGCGCCTCCGAAAACTGCCTGCGCGCCGTCCAGTGCGCCCGTCGCCAAGGGCTTGACACCCTGGCGCTCACCGGCCCGCTCGGCGGCCCGCTCGCCGACGCCGCCGGCTTTACCCTGGCGGCTCCCGGGCGCGACACCGCGCGCGTCCAGGAATGCCATGGATTTCTTCTACACGTCATCGCCGACGTTATCGAGCGGCGCTTCAGCCATGAGTGAGGAGGTCAAAGCCATGATCCGCGATCTGGTCCGCATGGTCGAACAGGAACTCGGGGTAGTGCTGCCAGCCGACGCCCCGCGGCGTCTGGAGGCCGCGCTCTGCCAGAAATACGGCGGCGAGCGCCTCTACGTGCCGAAGCTGCCAAAGCTGGTGCACCAGGTCAGGCTCGCCGGACTCGGCACGGCCACCACCTCCATGGCCGTGCTGGCGACCGAGCTGGGCATGACCGTGCGCGGCGTGCGCAAGATCGTGCGCGGACGCTGAGGAACTTTTTTGCCTTAACTGGGCGGAGTGCCGGCGCCATGCTTTGGCTATCCGTCCAAAGGACCCCTCATGGCCGCAGACATCCCGACCAACGAGCCGACCGCCCTGCGTGCCGGTGACACATGGAAATGGACGCGCAGCCTGCCGGACTGGCCGGCATCGTCCTGGACACTCAAGTATCGCGCAAAGAACGCCGCCGGCGGCTTCGAGATAACCGCATCCGCTTCCGGGGACGACCATTCCGTCAGCGTCGCCTCCGCCATAACCGCAGCCTACTCCGCCGGTGAATATTCCTGGATCGCCTGGGTGGAAGGCGGCTCGTCGGAAAAATACACCGTCGATACGGGAACCCTGGAAGTCCTGCCGGAATACCGCAGCGGACTGGCCACGGTCGCCCTTGACGACCGCAGCCATGCGCGCAAGGTGCTGGCCGCCATCGAGACCTTCATCGAAGGCAACGACCTTTCCGCCGCTGAGTTCACGCTCGGCGACCGGCGCATCAAGAACATCCCCATCGGCGAACTCATCAAGCTGCGCCAGCGCTACCTGCAGGAAGTGGCCGCCGAGGATGCCGCCGCCGCCCTGGCCAAGGGCGAGGGCAGCGGCCGCCGCATCCAGATCAGGCTTTGACATGGCCAACAAGACCGGATTCCTTTCCCGCTGGTGGGGCCGCCTCACCGGCAAGCGCGATGCCTATGCGGGCGCCTTCGGCAACAGCAGCGGCGCTGGCTTTGCCGGCGCGGCGGTAAACCGCCTGACTGCAAGCATGGCGGCGTGGTCTGGCGCCCTCAACGCCGACTTGGATGGCAGCCTCGTTATCCTGCGCGCTCGCGCCCGCCAACTATCAGCCAACAACGCCTACGGGCGGCGCTTCCTCAACCTGGTGGCCGAAAACGTCGTCGGCGGCGAAGGCCTGCCGCGCCTGCAGGTGCGCGCCCTCGCCAATGCGCGCAATCCGGCGCAGGCCACGGTGCTGGACATTGCCGCCAACGACGCCATCGAAACCCACTGGCAGTTGTGGGGGCATACCGCCGACATCGGCGGGCGCATGACCTGGACCATGCTGCTGCGCCTGGTCGCCAAGGCCGTCGCCCGGGACGGCGAAGCCCTGGTTCGCTTGATCCGCAGCCGCGCGTTGCCCTACGGACTTGCGCTTCAGGTGCTTGATGCGGACCGGCTTGACGAAAGCCTAAACCGCAGCGATGCCGGGCTCACAATACGCCAGGGCGTGGAAATCGACGCCGCCGGTCGCGCCGTTGCCTACTGGGTCAAGACCAGCCACCCGGGCGAAGCCTATGCAGTCGCAGGCGCCCCGCAGTACGAGCGCATTCCGGCCGGCGACATCCTGCACGTCTTTCTGCCGGAGCGGCCGGAACAGGTGCGCGGCTACACCTGGTTCCACGCCGTACTGCTCGACGCTGCCCAACTCGGAGAATTCCGAAAATCCGCGGTCATCGCAGCGCGCATCGGCGCCTCGAAGATCGCCGCCCTGCAACGCAGCGAGGATACGCTGGACCAGACCGCGCAGATGGCAGACAGCGCCCTCGGCAACGCCATGACCATGAACGTCGAGGCCGGCGAGATGATCGAGCTGCCGCCCGGATACACCCTGAACAGTTGGAATCCGGAATATCCGCACGCCAACTTCGACAGCTTCACCAAGTCATGCCTGCGCGGCATCGCCTCCGGCCTGGATGTGGCCGCGCACAACCTCACGTCGGACATGACCGACGTCAACTATTCAAGCGCCCGCATCGCCGAACTGTCCGAGCGCGAGCACTGGCAGGCCATGCAGGACTGGATCATCGCCAGCCTGGTACGCCCCGTGTATAGGGAATGGCTGTCCATTTCGCTGCTGCGCGGCGATATTACCTTCCCTGTATCCGGCAAGGCGCTGCCCTTCGACCGATTCGACAAGTTCTGGCAGGCCAGCCGCTTCCAGGGTCGCCGCTGGGCCTGGGTCGACCCGAAGAACGAAGTTGAGGCCGCCCAGCTCCTCATCCAGAACGGACTGGCAAGCCGCACGGAGATCGCTGCCGCCAAAGGCCGCGACTTCGACGACGTGCTGGCCGAACTCAAGCAGGAAAAAAAGGACATGGCCGCCGCAGGGTTGAAGGAAGACCCCACGCCGCCGCCTGTGCCCGTCCAGAACCAAACCGCGAAGGATGCCGAAGAACTGGCCATCCTGCGCGCCCGCGCCGCCGAGCCACGTGACACCGTCGTGCAGCCCAGCGTGCACGTGCATTTGGGCGACAACATCATGCAGTCTCCAGACGTGCGCGTGGATGTGCAGCCGGCTCAGGTACACCTTGCACAGCCTGAGATCCGCAACGAGATCCATGTGGAGCCCACCCCCATCCACATCGCAGCGCCGGAGATCCGCAACATCATCGAAGTCGAGCCCACCCCCATCACCATGGAGGCGCGCATCGAGACGCCACCGCCGGAGGTCACCGTCAACCTGCCGGCACGGCGCACCGAGACCACCATCGAGCGCGACGCCTCCGGAAACATCGCCCGTGCCACCCAGATCGAGACCGACGCGGAGGGCGCATGATTACCGCCGCCCAATGCCTTTCCCGCTACGGCGATCCGGCCGCCGAAAAGTGGATGGCGCTGTGGGATGTGCCCATGGAGCTGAACATCGGTGTCATCCCGCGCCGCATCTACTGCAATCGTGATCTCGTCACGCCGCTGCGCGACGCCTTCTACCATCTCATCCACCGTGGGCTGCTGCATGAACTTCGGACTTGGGACGGCTGCTTCAACATCCGCAATAAACGCGGCGCGTCCACCATGTCATTGCACTCCTGGGGGCTGGCAATCGATGTGAATGCAGGATGGAACCGCTTTGGCGAAACACCGGATATGAGCCAGGGCTTCGTCGAATGCTTCGAGGATGCAGGCTTCGACTGGGGCGGACGCTGGACCAAGCCGGACGGCATGCACTTCCAGCTTGCGAGGTTCCCGGCATGACTGAAGCCCTCAACAACGGCCTGACGCGCTTTTGGGACTGGGTGGATGGCCGTGGCGTCATCCGCCGCGTCACGCTCGGCGTGGTGATCTGGCTCAATTGGCTGGCCGGGGAGCATGCTTACGCCTACGCCATGCAGGCGCTCTCAGCGGGCAAGACCGATGCGGGCATCGGCGCCATCATCGCCGCCTTCACCGCCCCCGCTGCGTTGCTCGCCGGCGCGGTGTTCAAGAGCTACTCGGAGAGCCGGCCGTGACCAGACCCGGACTCCCCGACTACGTGGACCTCTGGATGCCCAAGCGCGCCAACTGCGTGCTGTGGGCCTTCGTCCAGCAGTTCCGCTGGGGCGGACACGTCTGTTGGCGGCAGTCGATATACGGCTGGTGGCCACATGCGGTCTGGAGCCTGGACCATCGGCACTGGTACGAGTACACATCACTAGCCCCGAAGCATCGACTGCGCTGGTGGGAAGTCCCCGGGTTGATCCTGTTCCAGGGACGCCCTGAATATGTCACGAGAGCTACGCCGTGATTCCCGCCATCGCCCTGCGCTACCTGCCCCACGCACTTGCCGTGGCCTCCGCCTGTGTCATCGGTTGGTACGTCTACGACGCGGTGTGGACGCGCGGCAACGATGCCTGCCATGCCGAGTGGGCCGCCGCATCGGCCAGGACCATCGAGCAACGCGACGCGGAGCTGGAGGTGGCCCGCATCCGGGGCGATGCGCTGAGCCGCGAACTGGCCGACAAGGAACGGCAGTACAACAACCTGCGCACGGAGTACCTGACCTATGCGAACGCCATCCCTGGTGTCTGTGATCCTCGTCTCGGCGTGCTCGTCGGCGCCGCCGCCACAGGTAAGCCCCTGCCCGCAGCCCCCGGCGCACCTGCTGATCCGGCCGCAACCGTTACAACCGCTGCAATTGCCGGGAACATCGCCGAAAACTACACCCGCGCCTGGGAGTGCATCGCCCGGCTCAATGCCCTCATTGATTGGCATAACACCGAATCAGCAAAGGCTGTGAAATGACGACACCCGACCTGGATGCCCGACTCAGCCGGATTGAAAGCGGCCTCACCCGTACCGAGGAAGCCCTGGCACGGCTCGCCGAGGCCATGGTGCAGGTGGCCCGCCTGGAAGTAGCCCTGACCCACAACGGCGAGGCCATTGATCGTGCTTTCGCGGCCATCGAAAAACTGGCATCCCGCCTGGAGAAGCACACCGACGAAGCCGACAGGCGCCTGAAAACTCTTGAGGAGCAGGCGCCCGTGTCGAAGCTCGTGAACGGCTGGGTCTTTGCGTGGATCGCGGGCGTCGTCGGCCTGCTGGGCGGCATCGCCATGAGCAAACTGTTCGGGGGTCACTAATGATTCGCTTCCTCGCTTACCTCGACCGGCTCATCAACGACAAGTGGCTTCGCGGACGCTTTGAGAGCATTTCCGGTCGATGCTTCCGCCGGGCGCTCAAGGGCTGCCGACTGTGCCACTGGCTGTGCCGCAAGCTCAACGCCATCGACCCGAATCACTGCCAGAAAGCGCATTTTTCCGACCGGGTGACGAACCCGACTTTGCCCGATTGAGGAGTTGCCATGCTTACCGATACCGCAATCAACGCCATGCTGGACAACCAGTTCCCCTCCGGAGCCGGCAACGTCTACCTGTCCACCCACAGCGCCTACAGCGCCACCGGGGCCAACCTGCTGGGCTCCAAGACCAGCGCCAACTTCAGCGCCGCCGCCTCCCGGCAGAAGGCCCTGTCCGCCGCCGTGGATATCTCGATTGCCGGCGGCAATACGGTCAAGTGGATCGGGCTATGGGACAGTACACAAGCCGTTTTCCGGGGCATGTATCCAAATGGCGGGACGGATTATTCGTTCCAGGTCGACCTGACCAACAACCGCATCTACGCGGAGGGTTCCGGCCTGGTCAACGACGACAAGATCACCTTCCACAACAACACGCCGCCGACCGGCCTGACCGCCGGCACCACGTACTTCGTGGTCGGCACCACCGCTGGCGACCCCGACTACTTCCAAGTCGCGGCCACTCAAGGCGGCGCCGCCATCGACATCACCGGCCAGCACGCCGCCGGCTGCGTTGTCTCCAAGATCGTTGAGGAGACGTACTCCGGCGCGGGTACTCATCGCGTTTCCACGTTGACGATCAACCTCTGATATGCGCCTCGCGGATCGCGTCAAGGACAGCACTACCACCACCGGGACGGGTAGCATCACACTGTCCGGCACGGCGGCCACGGGTGGCTTCCAGACCTTTGCCAACGCCTTCGGAGCTGCCGCGCCGAACATTCCGTACTGCATCGTGGACAGTGCCAACAACGCCTGGGAGGTCGGCATCGGCACACTTTCAGGCAGCACAACCCTGTCGCGCGACACGGTGCTCGCCAGCAGCAACGGCAATGCCCTGGTCAACTTTGCCAGCGGCACCAAGGACGTGTTCTGCACGGCTGCCGCTTCGATCCTGGATAACGACGGCTACATCTACGCGCACTCGCGCGGGATGGCGATGCCTTGAGGAGATGACACATGCCCGGTAACACTCAACCCGTATTTTCAAAGGCAGGCGCTATCGGCCTGCACTCCAGCGCGCTCGGCACGTCAGTCGTCAGCGATTACGATGGCACGGGAGCTAACAACCAGATAATTTTTACCGCTGACGCGACCAACGGCGGCTTCGTGCAACGCCTTCGGTTCAAGGCCAAAGGCACGAACGCTGTCTCGGTAGCTCGAATCTACATCAACAACGGCAGCACCAACGGTACGGCAAGCAACAACTCGTTCTATGGTGAGCTTTCCCTGCCCGCCACTACGGCCAGCACCACGGCCGCTACGGTGGACATCGACTACCCGCTGAACTTTGCCCTTCCTGCCGGCTACCGCATCGTCGTCGGCATCTCGGCCGCTGCCGGCCTGTCTACCGGCTGGATTTGCACCACGATTGCGGGAGCCTATTGATGCGCTACGTCATCGTCCAGTTTGCCGACGGGACGCAGGCATACCGCGAGTGCGATCCGTCAGGTGCGATCCTGCGCTACACGGATGCGGATGGCGTCACCCTGCCGCGTACCGATACCCCAGTGGAAGTCATCGACTCCGACCCGGAATTTCCCTCCTGGGGTCTCCCCGACCCAGTGCCGGAACCTCCGCCAGAACCGGAACCTGTGGTGCGCCGCTTAACCAAGCTGCAATTCATCCAGCGCTTCACCGATGTGGAGTTCGCCACGATTCTGGCGGCGGTGCGTCAAGACGTGCAGATCGAAGCGTGGTACGAGCAGTTCCGCCTAGCCACGCCTGACCCGGACGGCACCAGCGTTGACCTTGATGACCCGCGCACCCAGGGCGGGGTCATGGCCCTGGAGGCGTTCGGCTTGATCGGCTCAGGCCGTGCTGCGGAAATCCTGGGGTAAGACGTGCTCGATCTGAGCAACGTTGTCTCCCAAACAAGAGCACACGTTTGGGCTGTGTCAGGAGGACGTTGGGCAACAGACAATAACCAATTAAATTATATTTGGACTAAGCCACGTGGCGTTAACATGGTCTTTATGCTAGGTATTGGCCGTGGCGGAAATGGTGGGAACGGTTCTGTAGGTGCTACATCCGCAGGTGGTGGTGGGGGCGGGTCTGGTGCAATAACTAGGGTACTTGTGCCCGCTCTTCTTGTTCCTGACCACTTGTACGCAGGATTCACCACTTATACGCGTGTTGGGTTGGGCCCGAACTCGGCTGCCAATGAACAGTTTTTACATGCGGGCAATGGAGTTGATGGAGGCAACGCCTCGGGGACTACGGGAGGGACAGCGGGGACAGCAGGGGTAGTAAGCTCTGCTAGTTCCCTACCCCTTGCACACATGGGGGTTTGGCATTCAATTGCTGGTGGTGCTGGTGGTGCTGGTGGTGCTGGCGGAGCTGCTGGAGCAGTTGGCAATTTTGCTACTGCAGGAGCCGGCTCACCGACAGTGGGTGGTGCGGGTGGTGGTGGAAATGGCGCTAGAGGTGGGGACTCAAGCCGCGATCAAAGGAGTGTGTCCTGGATCGCGGCATTCGGAAATGGCGGTACGTCCGGCGCACCTGCTGGATTAGCTGGGGAAAACGGATTCAAACCGTATGGTGATATTTTAACTATGCTCGGGGGCGGTGGTGGTGGTGGTGGATACGCTGCTGCTGGCGGCACAGGCGGTAATGGCGGAAGTGCGTTGAGTGCGTTTGGTTGCGGTGGAGGTGGAGGCGGTAGTGCATTTACTGGGCATACCGCTGGGGTAGGTGGACTTGGCGGCCCAGCGCTTGTAGTAATAATCGCGTGGTGACGACATGCTTGACCTGATGAATCTTCCCAATGATGGAATTTGCAACATCCAGAACTTTCCTGGAGACTCCCCAACAGACCGCGCTACTTGGCATACATGGACAAAACCGCGTGGCTGCTCGATGGTTTACATCGCTGTATGGGGGGCTGGCGGTGGTGGCGGCACAGGTGCTGTGGGAGCCGCCTCTACAGCCGCTGGCGGTGGTGGCGGGGGAAGCGGAGGACAGACGACGCTGATTATTCCGGCGGCCCTCTTGCCGGACGCGCTGTTTGTCTCGGTCGGCAGTGGCATTGTAGGTGCGGGCGTGGCCTCTTATGTTCAGGTCTACCCTTCCTCAAGTACCGCAGATACCATTGCCTACGCCAACGGCGGCAGTGTCGGTGGCAATGCCTCGGGGGCTACGGCAGGCACGGCGGGTGGTGCGGGAGGTGTGGCGACCATTGCTAATATGCCTCTGGCAGGACTCGGTTTGTACACTCTACTGGCTGGACAGGCCGGCATAGCCGGAGGAACGACCGGCAACGGCGCGGCGCTTACGGTTCCGAATACTGGGCTTGTTGTCACCGGAGGCACTGGCGGCGGCGGTTGCGGCGCGACGACCGGCGGCAACGGCGGCGCGATCACGGGTGGCGGTTACATTCTCGGCGCAACCGGCGGCATCGGCTCGACCACTTCAGGCCAGCCCGGAGGTGTGGGTAGCAACGGCTACGTCGGCCTCAACAAGCTGGATTTCTGCTTGGGCGGCACTGGCGGCGGTGCGGGCTATGCCAACGCTGGCGGTGCCGGGGCCAAAGGCGGGTCCGGCGGCTATGGCTGCGGCGGCGGTGGTGGCGGTGGCGGCTTCACCGGCTCGACGGCGGCTGTCGGCGGCAAGGGCGGCGACGGCTACGTGACCATTATCGCGTGGTGACATGAGCTTCCTGCCCATCTCCGGCGGCCCGGTATCCAGCATTCCGGTCGCAACCGGAGGCGGGCCAGTCACCACCAACGTCGCGGGGCGTGTCGCCGCCGCCGGATCGAGTACTAGCATCAAGATCGCCGCAGTTGCCACCGCCGGTATGGTTGCCGCACGCGGTGCGGCCACGCAAAACAAGATCGTGGCCTACACAGCAGCCGGCAAGATCACTGCCCGAGGCGTCCCAGGTGCCGGCAAGATCGGTGCCTACAACCTTGCCGGCCGGATCAGCGCGCTCGGCCTGGACACTGTAGTGAAAATCGGCGCGCCCACCCTGGCGGGACGCGCCTGGGCGCGCGGCGCGGATTCGGTCAGCAAGATCGTGCAAGCGGCGCTGGCCGGCCAGATCACCATCTACGAGGCCATGTCCGCGGCCAAGGTCGGCGCGGGCATCATCACGGCCGATGTGGCCGGGTATCTGGCCGCGTTCGGCGGTGCCGCGACGGTAAAGATTTCCACACCGAGCGTTTCCGGGCAGATGTGGACTGTGTGCGCGGGCACCACGGCAAAGATCGCGCAGTCGGCCATCGCCGGCCTGGTGCAAGCCTGGGCCGAAGTATTCATCGGGTCGCAATGCTCGCTTACGGCGCAAGACCTCCAGGCCATTGCCGACCGCGTGTGGCACAAGGTGCTGGAGGGTGGCTATGCGGCCATCCAGATGCAACGCATCCTCATGGCCGGTCTCGCCGGTAGCCGAGCCGGCATCGGCACGGCGGCAGAGAACTACTACGCGCCGGACGGCGTGACGCCCAGGATCGCTTTTACCCCATCTGACACAGCCGGGAATGGCGCTCCAGTCCTTGACGGGGGCGCCGTACCATCCAGTACGGCCGGGGCGTCGCTGTCGTCCGCCAGTCTGGATGCAATCGCCAACGCGGTGTGGGCCAAAGTGATCGATGGCGCGCTGACCGCTGCCGAGTCCATGCGGATCAACACAGCCTCCGTGGCGGGCGAGCGGGCTGGCCTGGGCACCGCCACCGAACGGTATGTGGGCCTGGACGGGGCGACTGATCGAATCACCTTCGTGCCGTCCGACGCCGATGGCAATGGCACCTCCACGGTGAACGGAGCCTGATGTGGCGCTGACACGCAGGGGTAAGCTGTTCGCCGGTGCGTTGTTCGCCGGGGCGCTGTTCGGGCCGCGCAACGTGCAAGAGCAGACGCAGTTGGCCGCGGGCCACGTCGTGCGGCCGCTGCCGCGCAAGCCTGTAGAGGAGGAAGAAGCCTTTCTCATAGCCTTGCTGCTGTGAGGAACTTTTTTGCCTTATTTGCGGCGCGGCGCCCGCCTAGCATGGGCTCAACACTTGGAGCCTGCCCATGCGATTCGAGCGCACCCATGACCTGCAGCAACGTGCCGACGGCGACCTGACCGAGATCGCCATCTCCTCAGAGGCGCCCTATGAGCGCTGGTTCGGCGTCGAGGTGTTGCGCCATTCCAAGGAATCCGTCGACTTGTCCCGCTTGGGCGACGGGCGCCACCCGCTGCTGCTTAACCACGACACCGGCAACCAGATCGGCGTCGTCAAGTCCGTGCGCATCGACGCCGACAAGGTGCTGCGCGGCCATGTCCAGTTCTCGCGCAGCACGCTTGGCAACGAGATCCGCCAGGACGTCATCGACGGAATCCGCTCGCACGTCTCCGTCGGCTACAGCATCGACGAGATCGAGGAAGTCAAGAAATCCGCGGACGGCGAGGACATCGTCGTCCGCACCCTCTCGGGCGCCGACTTCGCGCGCGAAATGGAATCACTTCACGGCGCCGACTTTTATCGCGGCGGCCAGGCGGCCGCCCGTGCGAAAGGCGAAACGCCGCCCGTGTTCGTCGTGACCAGGTGGACGCCCTTCGAGGCCTCCATCGTCCCGGTGCCGGCGGACCCGAATGTGGGGGTAGGCCGCTCGGCAAGTGCCTCGCCCCGCCAAGAACCCGCCACCGTACAACCTGTCCCGGAGATCCGCATCATGTCTGAATCCGCCACCCTGAAGCCCGAGGAAATGGAGCGCGCCCGCGTCGATTCCATCCTGAAGATGGGCGAGCAGTATGAGAAATATATCCAGCCCAAGGACGTCGCCGACGCCCTGCGCAACGGCCGCAGCGTCGAGCAGTTCAAGGACCTGATCCTGGCGCGCATGGAGTCGAGGCACACCGACACCCGCGAGCTGCAACTCGGCATGAGCAAGCAGGAAGTGCAGTCCTACTCCTTCGGCCGCGCCCTGGTGGCCTCCATTACCGGCGACTGGTCCAAAGCCGGCTTCGAGCTGGAATGCTCGCGCGCCATGGAGAAACTGACCGGCAAGGCCCCGGAGGGCTTCTATATCCCGTTCGAAGCCTTCGCCAAGCGTGACTTCAACGCCGGGACCACCACCGAGGCAGGCAACCTGATTGCCACCGACCTGCGTGCCGACCTCTACACCGACGCACTGCGCAACGCCCTGGTGATGGGCCGCCTCGGCGCCCGCATCCTGACTGGCCTGACGTCAAACATCGCCATTCCGCGCAAGTCTGTTGCCTCCACCATTGGGGTGCTGACTGAAATCGGATCCGCCTCCGAGACCAACCCCAACATCGTCCAGTCCACGCTGCAGCCCAAGCGCGTCGGCGCCTACGTGCAGGTTTCCAAGCAGGCCCTGCTGCAGGCCGCCATGCAGCTTGAAAACCTGATCCGCGACGACCTGGTGCAGGGTGCCGCCGTGCTGCTGGAACAGAAGATGTTCTCCGGCACCGGCACCACCGAAATCCTCGGCCTGCGCAACGTCACCGGCATCGGCACCGTGGTCGGCGGCACCAACGGCGCCGCGCCGGCCTGGAGCCACCTGGTCGATCTGGAGTCCGTTTGCGCCGTGGCCAATGCCGAGCCCGACATGGTCAGCGCCTACGTGGTCAACGCCAAGACCCGTGGCAAGTACAAGCAGACCCAGTACGCCACCAACCTGCCCATGATCTGGACCCCTGGCGCCCAGGCCTTGAACGGCTACCGCGCTGCGGTGACCAACAACCTGGCCAGCAACCTGACCAAGGGCACCAGCACCACGGTCTGCTCGACCGGAATGTTTGGTTCCGACTGGTCCATGGCCACCATCGGCCTGTTTGGCGCTCCGGACGTGACGGTCGATCCGTATTCCCTGGCCGCCACCGGACAGGTACAGATCACCCTGAGCCAGTTTGCAGACTTGGCCTGCCGCCAGCCCGCAGCCTTCGCCAAGATCGACGATTGGGTCACCGGCTGATCGTTGTCTCACCCGAGCCGCCCCGAAAGGGGCGGTTCCCATGAGGCAACGAGGAGAGGAAATGACCTGGTATCCGGACGCACCGCAAGGCAACGAGGCGGCCAAGTGCCGCTTCGACGTCCTGCCCTATCTGGCGAAAGGCGGCGTCGACATCGGGTGTGGCGAAAAGAAAGTGTGGCCACATTTGCTAGGGCTGGACAACGGCCTTGACCAGAAATTGTTTGGCATCGCCGTAAAGCCGGACATCGTCATCAACCATGCCGCGCGCCTGGATTTGTTCGCCGACGCTGCCTTTCCGGGCGTGTTCAGCTCGCATCTGCTGGAGCACATGGACGATCCGGCCGCAGCGCTGCGCGAATGGTGGCGCGTGCTCAAGGTGCACGGCCACCTCTGCCTGTACCTTCCGCACCGCGACCTTTATCCTAACATCGGGCACCCCGGCTCCAACCCGGACCACAAGCACGACTTCACGCCAGAGGACGTCGTCGACCTGATGCGCGCCGCCGCGCAGGACTGGCGCTTGCTGGTGAACGAGACCAGAGACCAGGACTTCGAATATTCCTTTCTGCTGGTGTTCCAGAAGCTGCCAGAAGGCGCCGGCCAGCACGAAGCCATCACTGTCCGCCCGGGAAAATCCGCCGGGATTGTGCGCGTCGGCGGGCATGGCGACAGCCTGTGGGCCAGTTCGCCCGCGGCGCTGCTCAAAGAGCAGGGATACCACGTCACGGTCTACGCCGCACACACCGGCGCCGAGGTGCTCAAGCACGACCCCAGCATCGACCGGCTCATCAGCCTGCCGGACGGCGTGCTCGATGACAATGACCTCTTGGCCTACTGGGCGCACGAGGCCACCAAGTACGACAAATGGGTCAACCTCATCGGCTCGGTGGAAACCCGCCTGCTGGCGCATGCCAACGAGCCCGGCTACTGGCTGCCGCAGTCGCTACGCCACAAGCTGATGAACGTCAACTACCTGGAAATGGTGCACGACTACGCGGACCTGCCGCACGACTTCCGCCAGAAGTTCCACCCCAACGAGTTCGAGTCGGCCTGGGCCAGGGAGCAACGCGCCAGACTGGATGGCCCGGTGGTGGTCATCAATCCGGCCGGCAGCGGCATGGCCAAGTTCTGGCCGCACAGCATGGCCCTGGCGCGCAGGCTGGCCGGGCATGGGGTGCACTCGGTCATCCTTGGCGACCTCGCCTTCCCGCAGGCCGCAGACATCGCCGACGAGGAACCCTACATCCACGTTGCCGGACGCGAATGGCCCGTGCGCTTCGCGCTGGCCTACGCCATGCAGGCAGACGCGGTCGTCGGCACCGAAAGCCTGATCGTCAACGCCGTGGCCATGGAGCCCATGCTCAAGGTGGTGACCCTGTCGCATTCGAGCGTTGAAAACCTGACCAAGCACTGGCGCAACACCGCCGCCATTTCTCCCACGGGCGTGGCCTGTCATCCATGCCACCGCATCCATCCGCAACACCTGGCATTCTGTGCGGTTGATCAGGTGACCGGATGCAGCGCCTGCCAGGCCGCCGCCGGTCATGACCTGGTCGCCAGCCTGGTGCTCGACTGGCTACGCCGCGAACAGTTGGAGGCCGCATGACCTTGCGCGCCGCACTGCTCGAAACCGAATCGGCGCGCCGCGTCGCCGCCGCCATGGCCAACGCCACCCTGACCTGGGGCGCTTACGTGGTCGACGGCGTGCTGTCCAGCGACTACGTCGACCAGTTCGGCGTCGCCGCCCGCGCCACCGTGTTCCGCTGCCTGGCCTCCGCCCTGCCGGCCATCGCCCAGGCCGCCGCCGTGAGCGTCGACGCCGTGAGCTACACCGTGCGCGCTGTGGAAACCGACGCCACCGGCCTGGTCACCCTGATCCTGGAGCGCGCGTGATGGGGTGGGGTGCATAAATGGCCGATCACCTGCACAAGCAGATCCGCGCCGCCCTGGTGAGCAAGCTTACCGGCCTCACCACCTCCGGCGCCCGCGTCTACGCCAACCGGCTCTATCCCATGGACAGCGCCAACCTGCCCGGCCTGCGCATCTTCCTCGACAGCGAGGAAGCCGAGATCCTCACCGTGCACGGCCCTGCCGTCTATGACCGTCGCCTGGCCCTGTCCGTGGAATGCTGCGCCAGCGCCGCCAGCGGCCTGGACGACACCCTCGACCTCATGAGCAAGGAAGTCGAGATCGCCCTGGCCTCCGGCATCACCGTCGCCGGCCGCAACCTGCCCCTGACCTACGCCGGCATGGCCTTCGAGGACCTGCCCGGCGACAAGCCAGCGGGCGTCAAGCGTTTGACCTTTTCCATCCCGTTCGCGGCGGCTGCCAACGCCCCGGACACCTTGATCTAGGAGATCACACCATGGCCACCATCACCAAATGGAGCAACGTGGCGATTGCCATGCAATCCGCCCTTGCCGCCGCCAAGACCATCACCGGCATCACCAAGGCCGCACCCGGCGTGGTCACCAGCGTGGCCCACGGCTACAGCAACGGCGACTACGTCTACCTGGACATCCTGGGCATGCGCCAGATCCATGACCGCGTGTTCCGCGTATGCAACCAGGCCGCCGACACCTTCCAGCTTGAGGCCGTATCCGGCGGCAGCGGTATCGACACCAGCGCCTACGACACCTTCACCAGCGGCAGCGCCTACAAAATCACCTTCGGCACCTCGATCACCACCGCAACCAGCATGAACATGACCGGAGGCAACTTCGAGAGCCTGGACGCCACCACCATCCACGACACCCAGAAGATCGTGGTGCCCGGCCTGCCGGACGAGACCAAGGCAGAGTTTGAGAACCTGTGGGACCCCACCGACGCCGGCCAGATCGCCCTCAAGGCGGCCAGCGACGCCCAGGCCAAGCGCGCCTTCAAGTTCACCTTCGGCACCGGCGGCAAGATCATGCTGTTCGCCGGCTATTGCGGCTTCGCCGGCGCGCCCCAGGGCGGCGCCCAGGAGATCGTCAAGACCTCGGCGATCATCACCAGCCAGGGCACGCCCACCTATTACAGCGCCTAAGCCATGTCGGCCCTCGACAAGCGCCACAAGGCCCGGGAATCCGTGGTCGCCGCCGGCGGCCACGCCTACACCCTGCGCCGGCCCACCGCCGCCCATCTCGCCCGCCTGTCCGACGGCTCCCGCCTGGACATGCTGCGCGAATGCGTGGTGGGCTGGGACCTGCGCTACCTGGACCTGTACCCCGGCGGCGACCCGGTCCCGGCGGTGTTCACGCCGGAACTCTGGTCCGACTGGCTGGACGACAACCCGGACCTATGGGCGCCCCTGGGCGAAGCCCTGCTGGCCCTCATCCGCGCCCACCATGAAGCCGTGGAGGCCGCCGAAAAAAACTGATCGCCTGGCTCGAACGCGCACAGATGCCGTTCGGGCCAGGCCAAGGCTGCGACGCCGCCACCGCCCTGGCGATCAAGGCCTGGAACTGGATGGGCGGCACCCTGGACTGGGCCGGCCTGCCCCTGGTGGCTGACATGCTGGGAATCGAAGACCTGGAAATCCTGGTGGCGCAACTCGCCGCGCTGCGTGACTGGCAACGGAAAACCTGATGGCCGACAACAAGACCGCGATCCTCCTCACCGCCGACGACCGCACCCGCGCCGCCTTCGAGTCCGCCAAGCGCGGCCTGGCGGGGCTTGAGACCTCCGCGCGCAGCATCAACGGCGTGCTCGCCGGCCTGGGCGCAGGCGTCACGGTGGGCGGCCTGGCCACCTTCGTCAAGGGCACCATCGACAGCGCCGACGCCATGAACGACATGGCCATCCGCACCGGCACCAGCGTCGAAGCCCTGGCCCGCTACCAGCTCGCCGCCAAGCAATCCGGCACCGACCTGGAAAGCCTGTCCCAGTCCATGGGCCGCCTGTCGGTGTTCATGGCCAAGAACGCCGACGAGGCCGCCCGCCTGGGGCTCACCGCGAAAGACCCGACCGAAGCTTTTGCCCAACTCGCCGACGTGATCGGCCAAGTGGAAGACCCGGCCCAGCGCAATGCCCTGGCGATGAAAGTGCTCGGCAAGAGCTATGCAGAGGTCATGCCCCTTCTGGCCCAGGGCGGTGACGCCCTGCGCGAACAGGCCGCCGCCGCCGGCCCCTACGCCGAGCGCATGGCCACCCTGGCCAAGGCCGCCGACGAGTTCAATGATTCCATGGCCGACCTGGGTCAGAGCGCGCAGTCCGCGCTGTTGCCCCTGGTGCAATCCCTCACGGACGCGGCCAACGCCGCCGTCCAGGCGGCCGAAGGGCTGGAAGGCATGGACGCCGCCCTGGCAGGCCTGGGCCAGTTCGGCGCCGTGGGCCAGACCATCGCCAAATCCTGGGCGGGCGTCTCTTACGTGTTCGAGCAGGTCGGAGACTTCATCGGCAGTGCGGCGGCCAAGTACGAGGCCTTTTTCAGTGGCGACTTCAAGGGCGCCATGGCGATCGAGAAGATGCAAGAGGATGCCGACGCCAAGCGCACCGAGAAATTCACCGCACTCATCAAGCGCATCGAAGAAGGTAACGGCCCCACCCTCACCAAGATCGGCGGCAACCGCTACAGCGGCGCCACCGACTTCATTAAGGATCAGGAAAAAGCCATCGCCGCCCTGTCCAAGGGAGGCAAGGATCTGGGCGCCTTCTTCGGCGACGATGACGCCGACAAGATCAACAAGGCCCTGGCCAAGGCCTTCGACACCAAGCCGCTGGACGATTTTCTCGCCAGCTTCAAGGACCGGCGACGCAAGATCGCCGAGGAGCATGCCCGCCTCAAGGCCGACCTGGAGGGCGCGCCCATCGGCGAAGCCACCAGCAGCCTAGATTTGTCCTACGAACTGACCAAGGGCCGCGCGGCGTTGTCCAGGGGCGACACCGATGCCGCGAAAATAGCCGGAGACCGTGCCCGCCAGATGCTCGACCAGTTGCGCACTAACGGCGAGACCGGCCTTGGCTACTACGCCGACCAGATCCAGCAATACCGCACGGCCATGGTCGACGCCGAGGAAAAGACCGCCACCGCCGCCGCCAACGCCCTGAAGAAATCTTTAGACGCCGCCGCCGCCCAGGTCGCCCAGATGGACCCGATCGTCGTGCCGCTGGCCTCGGAAGCCATCGCCAACGACCTGCGCGCCAGCATCGACATCATCCGCAAGGAACTGGCCGCCAACCCGTTGCAGGTTCCGATGGTGGTCACGGCCGCGGGCGGCCTGTATTCCCAAGACCTGCGCGCCGCCGCGACGGCGGCGGGAGCCCGCTAAATGTTCGCCCACGACATCAAGATCGCCGGCGTCACCCTACCGTTCGACGCCGCCTGGCAACTCTCCCAGACCTACGAGACCCTGGGCGGCCGAGCCCTGCTGCGCACCCTCAACGGCACCGCCGTGCTGCAAAGCCACTGGAGCAAGGTGCGCACCGTCATTCGCGGCCAGGGGCGCTATCCTGACGCCCTGTCCGCCGTCAACTGGGCCGCCAGCGTCAGCATCGAATGCGCCGCGCCCCTAGGCATCCATTCGGCCGGCACCGCCGTCGCCCTGCCGGCCGCCCGCCGCACCGACTGGGCGCCATTCGCCCAGGCCGTGGTGGACGGGCGCACCGTGCCCACCACGCTGTCCATCGTCGTCAACGCCGGCACCATCGGCGCGGTGGCGGGCGCCACGTCCTACATCACCTACTACTTCCCCATTCTTACCTGCTACGCCGTCCAGGCCCCGTCGAGATCGTTCGACGGCCGCGTGGCCGGGCAGGCGGGCTGGGAATTGATCGCCGAGGAGGCATAATGGCCCTGCCGCGCCTGTCCTACCTGGACAACTACAGCACCACCGCCGCCGGCGTCAGCGGCTCCGACACCTTCATCGTGGTCGATGCCACGCCGGCCGACCCCGCCGACGTGACCCGCGACACCGTGGCCATCCCCATCAGCATCCTGGATGCCGCCACCGGCGCCGAGTTGTGCAACACCATCTGCACCGGCTGGGATTCCGGCGATTCCAAGCTGTTCATCGACCAGCTCTACATCTCCGACATCATCGACCCGGTCACCATCCTGTGCGCGCCCAACAAGGAAGTCATGGCGCACCTGCAAGGCGCGCAGGCCATCTACGACACCCTGGCCAGCGGCACTTATGCCGCCGAGCAGGGCGTCACCCATGTGCTCAACGTCACCGGCGCCGCCACCATCGAGATCGAGGGCGCCTTCATCACCGCCTGGGGCAGCGGTTACGAGCAGGTTTTCCCCGGCGGACAGTTGACCCGCCTGATCCTGTCCGATGGCGACGGCGACCAGCCCGCCATCACCTGGAGCACCAGCGGCGGCGTCAATCTCTACTGGGCCGACGGCGACGACGCCCAGTTCGCCGTGGGCGCCGGCCACCTGGTGGTGGAGATCGTCGGCGGCGGCACGTCCCACCTCTACGGCCGCTACTGGTCCTACACCTGATTTATGTTCAACGCTTCGGCATTCAACACCGCGCCGTTCAACGCCGTCGGGGAAACCGAGGACACGCGCGCGGTCATCCGCGTCACCGTCAGCAACCCCACCGGCACCGCCACGGCCCCCGTCGCCGTGTCGGTCTCCACCACCGGCACGGCCGACGCGCCCATCTCGGTGGGCGTCATCTCCTCGGAATTGACCACCGCCTGGAGCGTGGCCGTTACCCTGGCCGGGGCCGATGTCTCGTCCCGGCTTACCGGCGGCCTGCGCGTGCGGGCCGAGGAAGACGCCGCGCGCCTGGCGGAATTCACCCTGCTGCCGTCCACCGGCGTGGTGGATCCGCTGGACTGGACCAGCGCCGCCGTCACCATCGACTTCATCCGCGCCCTGCCCACCGGCAACGTGCCGCGCCGCATTTTTACCGGCAAGGTGGACCTGGCCGACTACGACCCCAACACCCGCCAGGTCAAGTTCCAGTGCACCGACGACCTCCAGAACGTGGTGGCCGCCCTCACCAAGCCGGCCATCGCCGCCATCGTCGGCGGCAGCTTTTCGCGCGGCGCCCAGGGCGACATCGACGAGCACTGGGATTACGCCCAGGCCCGCCTGGAATCGGTGCCCGGCTCCCTGGACTGCAACGCCTACGCCGGCCCGCGCGTGAGCCTGTGGGACGGCCTTGCCACCTGGAAGGTGTTTGATGAAAGCGACATCCTCGACCAATCCCTGGCCATCGAACTGCCCCGGCGCAAGGAACTGGTAAACCAGATCGAGATCGCCTACGAATACCGCTATCACCGCCTGCGCGAACGCTACGCCTCGGTGGGCTACTCGGCCACCATCCTGGGGACGACCGCCTATGCACGCGGCTACGTCTTCCCGAAGCGCCAGGAAATCGAGTCGGCCCTGGGGTCCATCGGCTGGCACGTCATCAGCTCGGCATTCCAGCAGAGCTATGACTACGTCAAGATCGGCGACCCGGCCGGGGCGCCGGCGGGCGGCGCGGGCGACTGGTGGATCGTCACCGGCGGCGGCATCTCCAACATGCAGGCCCGCCTAGCCCAGCGCCACGCCCAGCCCATCACCGAGGCCTATACCCTCACCGTCACCGCCACCGACAGCCTGGCCGCCAACGGACTGCTGGCCAAGCCCCTGCGCGGCGCCCTGGCGTCGGGATGGAACCCAGCTGCCTGGGAAGCCGACATGGACGAGCTGCCCGACGCCAGCGCCGGCAACGTGGACCACGCCCCGGACGCCACCCGCGCCGAATCCGACGCCGCCATCACCGCCCTGGTCAAGATGGCCCGCCGCACCATCCTGGCCAGCCACCGCACCGCCCGCGTGCGCTGGTCGGTGCCCTGCCTGCCCGAGATCGACCTGGACCGGGCTGCCGAGATCGACACCAGCACCGTGGAAGCCACCGGCAAGGTCGCCGAGTTCGAGCACCAGATTGACATCGGCGCCGGCAGCGCCATCACCCGCATCGGCATCGCCCTGTCCGGCGTGGCCGCCGGCGGCATTGCCGTCAGCGATCCTGTTGCGGTACCAACCGCCCCGAACGTGGACACGGAAGTGGGCGACGACGACTGGATGAGTGGCCTGCCAGACTTCGACACCCACGTCGGCGGCATGAACACCAGCAACTACAACGAGAACCTGATGGGCTTCCTGTGCAACGCCCCGTCCACCCTGACCGCCTACAACTTCACCCTGGACCAGTCGTTCAGCTTCGAGAACCCTTATTACGCCGCCGCCACCCTAAACGGCGCCATCCTCAACGGCTACGACTTCCCGGTCACCGGCTTCCGCGCCCGCATGCCAGGGGTGGCCGGCAGCCACCGATCCGCCACCGAGATCCCGGTGAACCAGTCCTACACCCTGGCGATTCCCGAGGATTCCTTCACCTTGAGCGCATGAGGCCTTCATGACCACCACCTTTAAGTTTTACCATGACAGCGCCCTGACCTCGGAAGTCACGGCCGCCAACCCGGTGGAGATCACCGCCCTCTACCCGGGCGGCTCGGCCACCGACGTGCAGCTCTGGATCGGCTCCACCGCCACCGACACCCAGGTCCAGGCCACCAGCGACCCGGGCGTGGACGACATCGAGATCAGCATTGCCGACAGCGACGGCGGCGGCAGCGGCAACGCCGACACGGCCTGCAAGCTGGCCACCAGCCAAGGCGGGCTGGCGGCTGCGGTGGCAGGTGACCCGCTGGCCATCGGCCCCACACTGACCAGCGGCGTGGGCAATGCCACGACATTCTGGCTGCGCGTCACCAATGCCCAGGCCACGGTGGGCGTCTACACCGACCTGAGCCTGGAAACCAATGGCCTGACCGAAACCCCGGTATGAGCGACCAACGCACCAAGGACACCATCCAGCGCCTGGCCCACAAGCGCCCCGGCCTGGTGAAGCTGCCGGACGCCGCCGACCCGGCCCCCATCCTCACCAAGACTGGATTTGGCAGCGTGGCGCGCCAGGCCACCAGCGCCGGCATCGCCAGCCCGCTTACCGAGACAGCCTACGAGGACCGCACGTTCTACAGCACCTCGACGGTCACCTCCTCGGATGGCCTGTTCACCTTCCGCGTGCGCCGCCTGGAGATGTTGCTCATGGACGACGCCGGCGGCAACCGGGTCCAGTTCAACTTCCAGGAACCCGCGACGTGATGATCGAGGGCAACCCGGAAGGCGTGGACGATCTGGCCGAGGTGCTGCGCTTCGGCAACCCCTGGCACGGCTGGGTCACGCTCAAGACCGGCGGCGGCTACCAGGTCACAATCGACCTGGACAACAACGTGCAGGACATCACCCTGGAAAGTTTCTACGCCGGCGGAGGATGGCTGCTGAAACACCCCACCATTTCGGCTCCTGCCACGCCGGCCGAGGACAAGGCCCTGCACATGGAATGGCGCAATGCCGCCGTGATCCCCATGGGCGCCATGGTGGGCTATGCCGACATATCCGCCGGCGGCATCCTGTTCGATGATGCCGGCGACCCATGGCACCTGCTGTTCAATTTCTCCAACTCCACCACCACCGCCAAGGTGCGCCCATTCGGTCAACTTGACGCCGACGGCATCGTCGCCCAGACCACCCTCACCGTCACCAGCGCCGCCTTGCCAAGCGGAACCATCACCCTGTTTGTGCGCATCATGGACCGGGGCAGCACCGGCCAGAAAATCCTGTTCGGCTACTACACCGACGGCACCTACCTCATCCTGAACAGCATCGTCGAGGCCGAGATCAGCGGCTCCGGCACCTCCCAGGAGATCGCTTACACGGTCAAGAAAACCCCGGCCGAGTGCGCCTTCACCACCAACATCATCTCCAACACCCAGAACACCAGCACCTGTGCCGTGCACTATGAGCAAGACCAACTTTGGCATGCTTGGTACAAGCCCGACGGCAGCATCGAATATCTCACCCTGCACGCCGAGCAGGAAGCCAACGGCAGCGTCACCTGTTCCGACGACAACCCGCTCACCCACGTGCACGAGGAGGTCAACGTGGTCACCACCTACCGCGTCAGCATCGTCGGCGACGGCCGCGGCATCGCCGCCTCGGAATACGAGATGGACAACACCGTGGTAGCCGCCGCCGACGCGGATGGCAGCGGCTATTACGAGGTCAGCACCACCTACAGCGTCGGCGGCACCCAGGTGGCCGACTACAGCCGCCGCATCGAATACGCCGACAGCGCAAACCTATTCCTTTGCGGCTACACCGTCGTCACCGCCCCATTCTCCATGCCCGCAAGCATGCCATGCTGGCAGTTGTTCCTGGCCTACGATTACGCCGAGGTCTATGACTACGACACCGGCACCACCACCTCCCTGGTGCCGGCCCCGAAGCAGGGGGTGTTCGTGTTCCAACAGCCTATCCTCTGCGGCCCCCACCTGATCGCCATGGTCGCATGCGGCAGCGAAAGCATCGTCATCGACCCCATGCCAAACCTGTCAATGGTTGACTTCGACAACGTCACCCTCAGTAAATTCATCCACCCCGCCGGCGAAGAAACCGGCGGCGCCGCAGGCCCCGCGAACGTCGCGCTCGCCTCGGGGAAACACATCGTCACCGGTGTGAACGGCGGCTACGGCGCCTACAACCCCTACACCCAGACCGCCCTGGTCATGCAGACCAAGCCGACTGGGGTGATCTGAAGGCATGGCCCGCAGCGCCTCGATCTGCCGGGCCTTGTGGGCGCGGCCGGTGAGGGTGTGGATCTCGGCGGGGGTAAGGAACATATTACACGTCAAAAATGATGCCTAAGATGCGTTAGGCACCATCGCCCATGCGCGAATCACAAGCTGCCCGTCAAGCCGTGCGTCCTGTATCGCCTTCACGTTTT